CAGCCCCCGGTACTGCTAAGGACAAAGTAGCAATCATGTTTTCTACGTCACTGACAGGTAGACCTGTTTGTTGTGAAATCCACTCAGCACCTTTGTTAATGTTTTCACCAATAAACCTAATTACTTGTTGAGAAGCCTCGGCTTGATACTCAGGGGTTTCTGTAACACCAAATGCTTTACCAAAGGGTTTATCAATAGCCCCTACAATTCGTTGTGTTTGTGCAGAAGCCTCTTCAGGAGACATAAACAAACGAGCAATAGGATATGAAACCATGCTAGCCGCTGCTGGAATAACACCACCAACAGTAAAATCAGCTAAAGAAGCCGCACTGCGACCAAATTGAGTCAACAGGTCAGGGCTTACGCCTTGCGCTGGCTGCTGTGTTTCAAGAACAAACCCTTCAGGTAGTGACATTGACGGTTGTGCCGCTTCCTCTTCTAATACAAATCCTTCAGGTAGTGCCATCTTTAATTACCTCGCTTGTTGCCAAGTTTTTCCACCATCTGTAGATACTATACGTTGTCCTGTTTTTGGGTTTCTTGCGTACATAGGAGCAACCTGTGGGACCGCTGTTGGGATTGACGCTACAGCTTCTTCAGTTTTACCCATGTTTGCATATTCTTTCAACTCAGGACGGTCAAACAAAGATTCACCGCCTTCTCCTTCAAACCACGCATCTTCAGCACCTTTAAAAGTTCCTTTTTTACTGCGCCACTTTCTGTAAAACTCACGTTTTGCTATATCTCTGTTAGCTTGAGCAAGCGCCACTTTTAGAATAAATTTGTTAGCCTCTACTTCATTTCCAAGTTGAGCACTGGTTGCTGTAATACGTCTAGCATCCGCTTCTGTCTGAGGACCTTTCTGAGCAATCTGCGTTTGCAGAACTAACTGGTTAACTTGGGCATTAAAAGTTTGGGCGTCTCCCGCAAATTTCGATGCGTCTTTCACACCAAAAGCTGCTAATACACTGGCTGCGGCTGCTTTAGCTTCAGTTCCAAACCCTGTTTTAAATCCTGAATCTAGAATCTTTAAGTTAGTTTGTATAGATGCTTTAGTTTTTAATGCAGTATCAGCTACCTCAGAAATGTTCTGATAGGTATTAACTAAAAGTTGACCATAGCCTTTTGATTCAGCGGTTTCTGCTGCGTTAACAATAGAAAGAGGCGGAGCAGGGGGTCCATAGTTTTTAATGGTGTCGCCTGACACAGAGTCTATTAATTGAACACCGTCTTTTGTTTGTACAACTTCAGTTTTTCGTTCACGAAACTTAAACTTATCGCTAATTACCTCTTTGTACAAATCTTTATCACCAGCAATAGATAAAACAGTATTGTTATCCATTTTAGGAAAAGAAGACACCAATGCTGTAGCTCTGTTAGTAATTGCTTTTTGCTCTTTAGCCAACGCTAAATCTTCTTTTCTCAATGCAGCTTGTTGTTCAGCCGAGCCAAACTCACGAACAGCTTTCCTGTACATTTCTGTTTGTTCTGTTTCGGTTGCGTCAAAAGGAATAGCATTAAGAGCCTTTTGCAGGTTCTGTTTACGTTCTGCATCGCTTAATTGATACCCAGTAAGTTGTTCAGTCTGTGCCGTCTTACGTGCTTGCATAGCAAGGTCAGGGAACCCGGACTGAGCAAACAATTCAGCAGCTTTGTTGTACTGCTCTGCTAGGTCAGGAATATCCTTAACTTGTTCAAACACACGTTGAATTGCTGCGTTCTTCTCTTCACCGGGCACTTGACCACCAAACATACGTCCAGCACCATAGCCAGCAATGCGCCCAGCGTTAGACATTGTTTGTATCAACTGACTGTACAAATCACCACCTCCAACTGGCTGCATAAGACCACCGAGGTAGTCCTGCTGTAGTTGCCCGGGAGTTTTATATGAAAACAAACCATCAGCCATGATTATTCCTTATCGTTTTGGAGCGAATAGTCCAGTAAACCCTTGAATACCACCTAACAAAGCGTTAGCAGCACCGATACCGCCAGCTAAGTTAGACGCCGCAGCTGCTTGACCACCGCCTAGCAGTGCTTGTGCTTGCTGACCACCTGAGACAGCCTGACGTGAGCCAATGTCTGCACCAATGGTGAGAGGACGCAACGCTTGTTCTTCAACACCAAGACCAGTTTGGAACAACCCGGTGCCACGAGAGATAGCCTTGTCAATCTCAGCCTGTGCAAGTTGTCGGCTTTGTTGTGCCAACAGGGCATCTGCTTGAGCACGGGCTAGGTCACGTTGATACTGCTGTGGATTAACCATGCCAGCAGCCCCAGCACCTAAAGCCTCACCACTTAGACCCAAGCCAATACGCCCCTGCTGTAGTTGACGCTGGCGCAACGCAATGTCCTCTGCCTGACGCTGAGGAGCCATCAACTGTTGCTGCTGCTGATAAAACTGTTGAGCAGCCGCCTGTGGGTCAGTTTGTATTTGGTCTAAGAATTCAGCACCAGTGCCGTAAAACTTGTCCCTAAAAGCAGCCAACAACGGGTCAATCTCATACCCTGCCTGACTCTTAGAGGGGTCAAAGTAGGAGGTGCCAAATCCCGTGCTAACCGCATAAGGACGAAACTGTGCAGCATCTGAGGCAATCTTAGCAGCTTCAATGTTAGCAGCAGCAGCTCTGTCAGCAGCATCGGATGCTTGACTGCCAGCAAATAAACCACCAATGATTGGTACAAGAGATGTCCAGCTAAAAGGATTTTCAGTCGCCATATTTTTTCCTTAGTAAGTGCCACCATTGATGGTAGCCCCATCAAGCGTAGGAATAGTTACAGTTCCAGTAAAAGTTGGAGAAGCCGTGTTTGCTTTTGTTGCAATCGCGGTAGAAATGTTTGCATATTCTGTGTCAATTTCAGTACCCTTGATAATCTTACCTGCATCACCTGTAGGCAAGGTGTCCTTGATAGTGAAATTAACTGTCTTAGTATAGTTAGCCATTAACTCACCCTTCCTGCCTTAACAAAAATGTCTAACCGCTGCACACTGAAAGACTTGTCATTTATCTCTGTTTCAAAGCCAATCTGTACAACTTTACCTGTGCCACCAGCAGGAGCAGAAATGTTATCAATTAGAAAACCAGCAGTGTACTCAGCAATACCATATTCTGCTATCCCATACTCAGCAACAGTGCCTGACGTTACAGTGAATGGGTAAGAGAAGGCAGAACTGAAGTAGTCAAAACCAGCCTTAACAGTGAATTGTTGACCATTACCACCAGTGACGATAGCCTTAATCTTCTTCAACATCTTAGTGACAGTGGGTGTTTCCATGTCAATGTAGTTGGAGTAGTAGCGCAACGTGTAGGCAGCACCGTTGTCTTGATACCCCGTGTACTTACCGATACCATCATGCTTACCAACAAGTATGTCACGGTTGCGGCGGCGAGTGAAACTTTTTGCAACATAGTCCACCCAACGAGTGATACGCGCAGAACCGTCTTCCAGTGCTTGCCGCATGTCTAAACAATAAACAAGAGATGATGTGGGAAAAGAGATGAGGTAGAAGGCGTTCTGTTCTGAATACACAGAGCGTACATTCTTCATGTCCAAATCAACATCTTGCTCTGCTTGGATTGACTCAATGAAGTCGTCACGGATATTCTTTGTTAAGTCACGCAAAGGCAAACTTTTCTCTTGAATCAAACGTCCCAGTGAACGTACACCAGTGTCTGACAAGAAGATGAGGTCGTTGCCCGTACTCTGCACACTGTCCCGTGCAATACAACCAACACCCAAAATAACATCAGACAAAGAAAAGTCCCCAGCAATTGGGTTGTCTGCGTTTTGATACAACACAATGTTGTTCTTACAGAAGATGATGAGGAAGTTGTTGTGAGCAGCCAGTGCAACAATAGTGTCCACGTTGTTAGGCAGCACAGAAGCAATGTTTAGTGTTCCACTGGTACCACCATAGAAGGCAGGGAAGTTGGTGTCAGCTATATCTGTAGACCAATAAACCGTATCCCCATCATGCGCCCAAAACCGACCCCATCCAGTGATAACATCGTTGGGGTAGGAAGTAGAATAGTTTTGTGTCAAGCTAGTGTAGGTTGTCATGGTTTGACACACAGGGCTACTTCCCGAGTTGTATATCAACGGCTCATGACCTTCTTGTACAATCATGGCATGGTCGTACAAAGAAGCACCCTTCCAGTTGTCATCAGTGATGGCATAAGACGCAGGCGTGATGTCTGTTAGCACAGCGCCAACACCACCTGAATAAACCTTGTTGTTGCCCGCTGACAGAATGGTGAGACTTTTATCAGCGTTAACATGCTCCATGACAAAATCAACAGTGTCACCACTTAGTTCCGTAGCGCCACTGGTGGTCTGCATCTCCCACCCTTTACGTGCTCCCAACCTACCTTGCTTATCAATGATGCAGTTGTCTGCCGTTAAAGCAAAGTTGTTGGAAAGCGTTACACTGCTATCTTGGGTGTTTAAACCGAAGAAGCCCGGTGCAACAACTGATATGCTTTGTAACTCTTTCATGCGGGATACCAAATAGTATCTTCAGGGTGACGGGCAGCATCTAGTGCAATTTCATCCGTCAAAGCATTTTGCCCCATGCTGTACGCACTGATGCTTTGTTGTCCACCATCCTCGCCACGCTCTTCAATAGCCATAGCAGTTGCAAGTAGAATGACAGGGCGAGAAGGAATAACCAACGTATCAGCATCATCAGACAAAGCAGGATTGCGAAGTGTTACGTTAAAACGCAATGAGTAAACACCATCAGGGATAGGGTAGATGTCTACTTGGGTGTCGCCGTCAGCACTGACACCGTTGAAGTTGTAGAAAGCAGGTTCACCAGTCTCAGGAGTGGTTAGCAGGAATTGCTCGTTGAACCAAGTACCGCTTTTGTATTGCATAACAAAGTTGGAGGTGTCGTTTAGTACATCCAGCACCTTGAAGTTGTTCTTTGACCCGTTCAGTTCATAATTGAAAGTGTCAGCCACCGTGGTAAGCGTTAGGGTGGTTCGCAGTCCTGACCAGTCCCATGCGCTCTCCACTTGTGCCTTAGCCTCATTAACAAAATCGCCTAGCAGTGTGGCATAGGCTGTTGAAGACACAGAAGCCACCTCTTTCTCTCGTAGGCGGCGTAGCACAGCGTTAACAAGTTGTAAATAAGTCATTTTTATTCCTCAATTTCAGGAGTGTAGCACATCTGTAGCATCTTGTCAACCCTATTCACCATCAAAAGTGTACATTGGAAACTCTTTACGTAGGTCAAA